ATTTTTTAATTTGCAAAATTGCACATTGATTTCATTTTGATCGTTTTTAAAAAGAGAACACTCAACAGTAAATTCATTGCGCGAAAACAAATATTGATGAGTTTCCATGGATGGCATAATGTAAGTGAAATCATATTTGGCAAAACAATCAATTATATTTTTAGAAATAGTAGGAGAATCTAAATGCTGGCAATCAAATTGCGTAAGTGGTGGCATTTTTAAACTAGTTAAGTCAGATTTTAGAGAAGAAGGAACAGTTTCCGACATTGTTAATTTATTTAATATATTATAATATTATTTATTTACTTATTTTTAAATACTATCATTAATATACATCTCAAACAATTCCAATGCTTCTTTGGGTTTATAAGTGGGCACTTCATGTCCCGCAAAATGGACCGTCATAAAAGCAAATCTAGAATCTTTAGAATAGGGAGTATCAAACTTGGTGATATATCCAGCGGTTTGTCCATCCACCATCCAAACATTCCAGTTGCTATTTTTGGCTACAGGATATCCTAAATCATAAATCCAACGCTGTGTGCCAATGGTGCCGCACACACTATCATCATCGCCCGAATAAACCAATATGCGCAAATTCGGATGCGTCTTAGAATTCAAAATAGTCTTGTAATATTTTTCCATCGGCAGCATCTTGTCAGCCAATTGATAACGGGTTGTGCGCGAGCATTCCTCCCACACAATGTTATCCTTAACATGTAGGGCCTTCTTGACTTCGGGCATGTTCAAATAATTAGCGGAAAACACATCTTCACAGGGTTCATATTGCACAACGGAATCGGCATCACCGAATACAAAGCTGCGCATCATGCGTTGTTGCGAGGACAGGCAAACAGGATAATCAAGGGCATAGGGATTGAGATTGCCTATCTTCTTCATAAAATCAAGGATGAGTGTGGAGCAAACCGAATTGTTAAGTTGGCCGCTGGTGCTGAGGCAACCATTAGCAACATAAACATCCCATGCAGGTTTTGGTAGCAATTGTTTGCCCCAATAAGTCTCCATCTCGGCGCCTACTCCGGAGTAGTAGTCGGTATAAGGATTTCCGACGGCAAATCCGTGGAAGTTAATACGATCCAAGCCATCGGAAGCCAAGCCATCATTGAAATTTATAATTTCAACCGCTAGAGTAGGCATGTAGTGACCGCCGTAACTCTCGGAAGTAATAAAAAGAGGCACAGATTTAAGATGAGGAAATCTGGATAAAAAACCGCGAATAGTTGCTAAATTGTCTTTGGCAGCTTGGTCGTCGCCGATTCGGTAATCGTCATCATTGTCGGAATAAGAGAAGCCGACGCCGACGGGTTGTTCCAAGAAAACCATATTGGCGACCTTGTTCCAAGCATAAGGATTGGCATTAACATTACCATGCGCATCAGGACGGAATGGACCTTGTTCGGTTAAAAATCCAATAAGACCAGAGCAACCGGGTCCACCATTAGTCCAGAAAACAACGGGAGCGGCATCTGAGTTAACCTCGGATTCAACAAACCAATAATGGATTTGTTTTTCGGTGCCGGGCAAATTAATATAACCGCTAAATTGGTTAAAGGGTGTGTCATAATTAAGACCGGGTAAATCGGTGACTTGATCATTAAGAGCTTCCGTGGTATAAGTCAACACGGACTTGGATCTAAAATGGCAAGTGTACACGGTATTTTCTTTACATATAGAAGAAGCAACCGAATCCAACTCGCAACCAAACATAGGATTACAAGAATACTCTGGCCAGGCGCCACAAGATAAGTAAGCACACCCTGAATGGGCCAAACATTGAGTTTGACTAAATTTATATTGCGAACAATTTGTTTGTTGCTTCTCATAGGGCGAGCCCCTGCGGGGAGCCTCAGCATTAACAACAGCCATAGACAAAGAAAGTAAACATAAAGCAAATATGAGCATTCTGATACTATATATTATGAGAACCATTTATATGGTAAAAAATAACAATTAATTATCCACATCATCAGACAAACGCGGTGCCAAAAACACCACAATTCTAGCTTTTCCTAACAAATCTTCTTCATCATCTGCTATCTTTTCTAAAAAATAAGTGGCTTTTAGTGGATAGTCGCTACTAATTTTAATATTAATATCATCGCTAATTTTATGAAACGAACAGATGTTATGTAGATGCGAAAGAGAAAAAGACAAGTTCAAAACTTCGCCTTCATTAATGGCAAATAAAGACAGATCATCAATTGGGACGACAACACTCATATTGCCGGATTCACTGCTTTTGGCAGTTAGCCGAATTTCGTCTTCGCCGCATTTAATAAGGAGATCAGCGCCAAATTGTCGGAGTTGTCCAACGATGGTGGCAAAATTGGAAGACGATAGAGAAAACTCAGCTTGATAATCAACTTCTGGTATAGACATCATTTCAGATTCCAAATCAATAAGTGGCAATTCAAAATGTTTATCAAACAATGGTTTTGAACTGCCAGACCCTGTGATGAAATGTATATACAATTTGTCGGGTTTTTCAATATCATATTTTATAAAAATTTCTTGACCATCATCGCGGGTATTAAGAATTTTATAAAAGAGTCCTACATTAATGCCAACAACAATGTCTGCGTCGCCAATAAAATTGTAAGAATCAAACCATGCAACAGGGATAAAAAGTTCAAAGATAGAAATATGAGAATTGTCCATGCCCTGGGCATAGACGTGGTCTTTTTTGAAGATAATATTGATGTGATCACAAAAATGTTTCATATGTTGAAAAATAGTAACAAATATGCGTGATTTTGCAGGTTCAGAAACGACAACAGTAAATGAAGACATGTTTATGACATAACCAATAGAGATTATTCTATATTAGTTATGCACATTTGAACAAATTAGTGTAAGAATTTTATTTTATAACAAGATAAATTTGTGGAACAAATTATTGTCAATTAATGGAACTATGGATTTAAGAACATAATCAACAAAAGATGGACAATCAATAATATAAACTTTGTCTAATCGTTTTAGAAATCCTTTGTCATTATTTAACCCCATACTTGAAACTAATTTAACAAATTCCTTGTATCTTTCAACTGCTGAAATTGTCAATCCCGATATAAAAACACGAACATTATAAATTTCATGTTTGTCCAAAATTTGTTCAGTAGTTTTAAATACAAAATTTGCCATTTTTTCATAATTGGAAGGGTTCGCAATTAATTTAAAAATTGAATAATTAATAATAAGATTGTCGTTTTCAATTTGAAAAGTATTTTTAAAAACTTCTTCTTCATTGACATTTGTCATGATGGATGCAGCGCATTCAAATTTTTGTTTATTCTTAAATAAAATATTTTTTTGATTGGTTTGATAAAATTCTTGTTTTGCGCCTTTGATTTTTCTTAAAATGTCATCTTCTTGATCCATGATGTATTGATATATTTGATATATATATTTATATATTTTATTGCAAATTTATTTGTTTTTTAGTTCTATGCGTTTCAAAATTGCATATTTTTTCATTTAGCAAAATATAAAGAAAATGAGTCAAGCAAATGCTGCCGCAAGAAAGAGAAGAGCTGGAGGTGCATCATTTGAGCCCGCAAATCCAACACCACAAACCACACAACAACAATTAAAATCAGGGTCTCCAGCCGGACTAACATTGCCCCAAGTGATTGCGGTAGTTGATTCCAGATTGATTGCGTTGGAGACATTCATGAAGGAGACTAAAAACGCCACGCCAGCACAACCCAAAACCACACAAACGCAACCTCAAACCCAAATTTCAGATGAAACTATTGACGAATTGAATGACAAATTTGAGATATTGGCAAATGAGATTGCGGATTTGAAAGACATTGTGTTAAAACTGCAATCATACACCATGGAGGTGAACAAGACATTAATGGAAGAGCGCATATCAATATTGTCGGATGTGAATGTTCAAAATGATAATAAATCACAAGATGGTGTGACATTTAATTTAACTGAGATTACGGACACGGATGCTGACAACTAAAAAATTGATTTGAATTGAATTGTAAAAATTCAATTTAAATTGCAAAGTTATAAAATGAATTTAGATGAAACCGAACCTAATTCTGATAGCGATGATGATGATATAATAGAAAACATAGAAATGGAAGAAGAATTGCGGGAAACCGACTTGGTAAACCACGCAACATACATCGGAATGCCAATATATGAAAATCTTGGTATATTGCTTGGATCACGAATATGTGCAAAAACTTATTTTAAATATAAAAACAAACATGTGTGTAAATATTTAGATTATGCGAGTTGTTCCGAGAATGTATCAACCCGGCTTTATCCTGATATAATAAAACTGGAAATTGCAAAAATACAATGTTCTGGCAATTTAGAATGCGATGTGTACAGAATTTTGATAAAGACACATTGGATAAAAATCATTCAGCGAAGATGGAAAAAAATAATGACAGAACAACACAGAATAATAATGGGTAGAGGAAGTCTAGCCAATTTGCGTTTCTTTGAATTAAATGGAAAACATCTTCCAAAATACGCTGTGTTGCCAAGATTAAGAGGATGCTTAAAAGATTTGTGATAAAGAAATTGTTTGATGGAATGGAAGGATTCCATGATCCCGATGATTATTGGGGTGGAAATAAAACCCGAAAACAAAGAATTAGCAAATTAAGGAAAACTAGATCCAAGCCACAGGCATCTATTGCTCTTTGTAATATCGCAAATAATAAAAACAAACATAAAGATTAAAAATACATAATACAAAGAAATGACAGATCTAATCGCATTGCGACCATCAGAAGAAATATACAAAACCCTTGACTCAATGGAATCAAGAGTGAGAGAATTGCACCCAGAGTATCAGTATTTACACCTGATCCATAAAATAATTGAAAATGGAACGCTTGAAACAGGGCGCAATGGAAATACATATTCATTGTTTGGGCACAATATGCGGTTTTCATTGGCGGACGGAGTCGTGCCTTTTTTAACAACAAAGCGCGTAGCATGGAAGACGTGTCTCAAAGAATTAATATGGTTCATTCGCGGCAAAACAGACAATAAATTATTACAAGATCAAGGTGTGCATATTTGGGACGGAAATGGCAGTCGCGAATTCTTGGATTCTCGTGGTCTCACAGAGAATCGCGAAGGTGATCTTGGTCCAGTCTATGGTCATCAATGGCGGTATTTCAACACGGAATATTCAACGTGTGATGAAGATTATACAGGAAAAGGCGTTGATCAATTAGCCGAAATCATAAAGCAACTAAAAGATCCGAAACAAAGGTCATCACGCAGATTATTAATGACTGCATGGAACCCGTGTCAAATTAATGAGATGGCACTTCCGCCGTGCCACGTCCTGTGTCAGTTTCACGTTAAATCCGGCAAATATTTATCATGTTCACTTTATCAACGCAGTTGTGATGTTGGTTTAGGAGTGCCGTTTAATATTGCGTCTTATAGCATGTTGACACACATTTTGGCAAAGTTTTGTGGATTAGAGGCGCACGAATTTGTCTATAACATGGGCGACGTTCATATATATGATGATCACATAGAACCATTGAATGAACAAATAAAACGAACTCCTTATGAATTTCCAAAGATGGTTGTTAAATCCGTGCACAATGATATAGACAATTATTCGGTGGATGATATAGAACTGACGACAGAATACAAATGTCATCCGCCAATAAAAATGGAAATGCGCGCATAAAACATGGACCATTCCCATGTTCATTTAAAAAAGCAATTAAAATGAAAGATGTCATGGATGACACATATAATCCGATAATGGATAATGAAACTGCCATGAAAATGGCGGAAAACAACGAAACTCTATTTAGAAAAATTAAACAGATGCAAATAAATTACAAATTTGCAAATGAATTTAGTGAAAAATTGGACAACACACGATTGTGGAAATTGTCGCAACTTTACAACAAGGATATAGAAAAAATCAAGGATCATATTTTGTGGGATCAAGCAAATGATTTATTGACGCAGATGCGAAAAGGATACATAACCATGGACGACCTATTATAGAAAAATATGATATATATATCATATAGAATGGATTCAATTGTGCAAGAAGCAAAGTCATTTAATCACAATTCTTTTATTGAACATGTGTTTTGCACTTCGGAAGAAAGCAAGGCCGAAATATTGAATGTCATACAATATTCATTGTCAGCAATTATTCCGGTAGTTGGATTAAACAAATCAATCCAGCGATTTATTCCCGAGGCAGATGTAGAAAAATCCAGTTTGGAACTTTTAGCCGAAATTTTCATGCAGATTGTGATCATGTTCATCGGCATCATTTTGATTCACCGCCTCATCACATATTTCCCTACATA